TCGATGATCGCGTCAAGCCTATTGCAGATCGGAAGCGGTCTGCTTTCGCTAACAATGCCCCAGCCCATACCTTTGTCAAGCACCTCTGGAGCCGCAGCGAAGAATTTAGTCGGAGCCTTTCCGATGGCAGACGTATGGTTTGCTCTCGTATAAACTATCTCAAAGATATCGTCCATCAAAGGCACTACTACGCCTCTTTTGCCGCTCATGTAGCTCGTATCTTTACCCTTCGTGTTTTTGTACGAGGCATCGTAAGGCATAAAGGTCTTGCCGAAAAGTTTAAGGGTTAAAGCGCCGTTGCTATCCACGACTTCGCAGGATTTTAATTTTAAAATTTCTTGGTCTTCCGCCATCTTGAGCAACTCGTTGAAAAGTTCCCTAGTTACTAGCGCTATATAAGGCTTAGCGATGCCTAACACCTCTTTTTGGGCGGCTTCGATATCATTCAGTAAATTTAGCAACTTGGTAGTGTTCGTAATAGTTATCTCTTTTCTATTTGCGCTAAGCTCAAACAGCACCTTCCCTTTGCCATCCATTACCTTACCGAAAATAGCGCCTATAGCCATATACTCTACCGTATTGGTGATATTACTTTTTTGGCTAGCTAGTATTTTGCCGATAGCCGCAGACAATGATTTAAGCTGCTCGCTTTGAGTATTGAGTGTTCTTAGCAAATTCATCTCACTAGCCGGGAGCGGATCATACTGCGGGAAGCGAGGAAGCGGTACAGAGATGATAGTTTGGTCGGGTTTTTTTGTCACCAAGTGCTCTCCGTTTTCGCTAACGCTTTCAAGGATTATGCCCGCGCCTTTTTCGATGATAATGTTATGGGTATTGGAAAGCGTCGGAGTCCATTTTTTGAAAAACGTATCCGTTATAAAATTTTGATCGACCTTAGTCTGAATTATGATCTCAGTCATCGCCTCGACCGTAAATTTTTTTAAAAGTTCATCCATTTTTTATCTCCTTATCTAACTATGATTTTTTGTTTGAATAGTGCGGTTTTTAGCTCAGCAGCGGCGTTTTCCAGCATTACCTCGCCAAGCACAAGCACGTCCGCTTCTTTGGTGGTTTCTACGTTGTCGCAAAGTACCCCAAATACCGCGGAAGCGTTTGCGATAGTAGCGGTTTGATTGTCGCTAGTTACGGCCGCAAAACTCTCGCCACCGTTAATACTAAACAGCACGGCTCCGCACTCTAAGGTCTTTGTAGTCTCTACTTTGGCGTTAACGCCGAGCACCTTGTTTACGACCACATCTCCGACGATTTTTGGTTTTTTCTGTTCGTTTGACATCTTATTCTCCTCCTAATGCAAATTTAACGACATCTATTTCTGCGTCCGATTGGCTTTTGTTGGCAAACATATCGTTGCTCGGTATGCTCGTTTTTTGCTGCGGCAGCATAACGCCTTTTAAAAACTCATTAAAGCCGTTTAAATCGGCTTTTGCGTAACTGAGTGCCCACTGCTTTTGACTTTCTTGCAGCTTATTTGCGATAATGGCTCCGTCTACCGCGCTTTGAGCTAGTTGCTCTTTTAGCGCAGCAACCTCTTGTTTAGAGGTGTTAAGCTGATTTTTTAGCTCGACTATCTGAGCCTCATAGTTCGTGCCGTTTTGCGCAGCAGCCTGAGCCTGCGGCTCGCCTTTTGGATTTTTCGCATCATCCATGTTTGTCTCCTTTGTGAAATTTTTATTCGCTCTTACTTCTCCGAGTTCGTCTAAAAACGGCTTATTGGTTAGCGCCGCGGAGTGTAATGTGCAGCCCTGCCAAGCTCCTGTCTTTTCGTCTACGCCCATAAAGTCGTAAACCGGGCTAAGATATTTATATTCACCGTTTTTTATGAATTCTTTTGCTTTGGCCGTCCAACTTACGCGCCCGTAAAGCGCGCCGTCTTTTATAAAAAGCTCTTTTATCCAGCCCGCCGCGGGCGCTATCTCTCCGCTTAAAGTTTGGTGCTCGTAGTCGATCACTATATCTAGGCTACGCTTGTCGAAATTTAGCTTCATTTTTTCTATGTCTGCAGCGTCTATACTAAACGTTCCTCCAGCATGTCCTTGCCAAAAGCCGGTTACGGCCAGGCAAATTTCGCTTAAAACTTCTTCTTTATCGTCCTTTAGCGCGATTAAGTCTTTTGTTATGAGCATAAGAATTCGTCCTTTTCTAAAAATTGTGTTCGTATCTGCCTGGTGAGCACGTAGACGTAGCCGTAGTCGGTAATATCGTTTAGCGACGCCTTAGCGCTTTGGGGTTCTATTCTAAACTCGTTACATAAATTTGAGTTTCTTAGCTTTTTATCTATCTCCTCGCATAGAGCGTAGGCTTTAAATTTATTGGCTTGTCGATAGTTTTGATTTTTGTTTGAAGTGCAGGCTAGTATATGGATATTATACGTCGCGCTTCGTTCTACTACGTTTTCGTATTTTTCATCCACGAACTCTACGAATACGAAGCTCTCGCCTCCTTTTATCAATAGTTCCATCTCTTCTTTGTTGTTAAACTCGCCCAAATACGCTCTAATTACCGAGTTTTTGGGTTCGGCCGCTTCTTTAATCGTGTTTATAAGTTCTTTTTCAAATTCTTCTAGCATTTAGCACCTTTGGTGTATTTTTGGCGCAATTATGAAATGTTTCGCGCCGAAAATCTATTACAGGACTTTGACAAAGTTTTTTGACAAAAAATCGTGATAGATTTTGGGATGGGTATGGCGTAATATTGCGGCAAAAGTTTGGAGAATGCCATGACCTTAATAGAAAAAATCAAAGAAAATGAGGGCCTTGAAGACCATAGGTACGAGGACAACTTAGGAAGACCGACTATCGGCTACGGCTTTTTGCTTGCTGCACTTACGGCCGACGAGCTAGCACTAAACGGCGGCAAATACGAACCCATGAGCAAAGAGACGGCCGATAAAATTTTAGAGCTCAAGCTCCAAAAACTAACCGCCGCGGTATTCGCGACATTTGATTGGTTAAAGGAAAAACCGCAAAACGTCCAAGAAGTAGTGATAGAAATGGCCTATCAGCTAGGTGTTTCAAAGGTTAAAAAATTCGTAACCATGATGCACCATATAAGAGCGGGCGAATATAGAGCCGCCTATCAAAGCGGCATGAATTCTCTTTGGGCGAAACAAACTCCAAACAGAGCAAAAAAGGTACTAGGAGGCTTATTGTGAAGTTAACGATAACGCGCTTTAAAAATATAAGTGACGGCACGATAGGAAAGTTCGAACTGCGCGAAGCGGACGAAAAGCCGCTACTTTCAGGCTATACCCTTGAACCCGCGGGCGAAGACTGCGTAACGCCTGGGCGAGATCTACGCGTGCCGCAAGGAGTATACGAGACAGCGTGGGAATATAGCCCGCGCTTTGGACGGGTTCTAGCGACGCTTTTTAACGAAGAGGTAAGCAAAAACCGCCGTATACTCATTCACGCGGGAAACTACCCCAAAGATACGCTAGGCTGCGTTTTGATAGGCGCGAAAGCGGATGAAAGAGGGATTTACGATAGCAAAAAGACGCTTGAAACCTTTATGGAGCGAGCCAAGAATAAGCCGCTAACCGTAGAAATCATAAATAAGGGTGTTTGATGGGCTTTTTAACAACTAAACTTTCTATTGTAGGCTTTGCCTTAGCTGCGCTTTTAGGTTTTGCTTGCGTAAATTTGTTTTTGGAAAATTCAAAACTCCAAAGCATAAATTCCGTCTTGCTTAAAGACCTTGAAAACGTAAAAGAGAAAAATGAGAAACTTTTCAAGGACTACACTACAGTCAAAAACAATCTAAGCGCCTGCGATACAGCTCTTGCTTCACAAAACGAAGCTATAAAAGCTGCTGCGGTAAGGATCGACGATACTCCGTCAAAAGAGGTCGAGAGAATAAAGAAAATCTACGTCAAAGATAAAAGTTGCGAAAGCGAGCTGGCTGCATACAAGGAGCTGTTTAAATGAGAATATTAGTGTTCTTTATGGCGCTCGTTCTGCTTTTTTCAGGCTGTGCAGATAAGCAAGTGTCTGAGCCTAGTGCTGTATATAAAGAAAAATATATGCCTATAAAATGCAATGCCGAAATGCCACTAAAGCCCAAAAATGACGGTACATTTGAGACGGACAAAAAGATTGCTGTTTATTACCGCGATTGCGAAAGAAAACTAAAAAAATGTCTTGGAATAAAGGAAGAAGATGGAAAATAGCGGTCTAAATTTAAGCGATGAGATAAGAGAGACAGCAGGACTAATAAATTTATCTGGATCATGGGGGTTAAATGAATTTATCGTCTTTATGGCGATTTTTGGCTTTATAGGCTTTGTGGTGATCTTTTTGCTGCTTAGTAGATATACGAGCAAAAACACTGATTTGATGATCGATGTGGTGAATAAAAATAGTGAAGCGATAAATAAACAAAGTAGCGCCACTGAAAAACTAAGCGATATTTTGGCGGCAAATTTTGCCATAAATAAAGAGAAGCTCAACGAAATACATGATGATGTAAAAGAGATCAAGCATAGCGTAAAGTACACAAGAACGCCAAGAAATAAAAAATTTAGCGAGCATATAAATGATTGAAGTTGGAATTATCAGTGAAGTAAGAGATGACCGTGCAAAAGTTGCCATTGGTTCGATGGTAACTGATTTTTTGCCGGTATTTCAGGCGCATGCCAACTCTTATGCAGTGAGCTTTTCACCAATACGTGCAGGAGAGCAAGTGCTAGTGCTACCTGTGCATGATGAGTTAAACTCAGGCGTAGTGCTTCGTGGGCTTTATCAAAGTTCTCACAAGGCAGATGCTACTAATAAAAAGGTGCATGTAAGTTTTGAAGATGGAGTAAAGATGAGCTATGACAGCTCTAGCTCGTGCCTTGAAATTTCATCTCCAAAGCTTATAAACATAACTTGCGATAACGCAAATGTAAAGGCTAAAAATGTGATGGTAGAAGCTAGCGATACCACTATAAAAAGTCCAAGTATCAAACTACTTGGCAACACGCTCATTGAAGGAGCTATAAATACAGCCGGAGTTGGTGGTGGTAGCGGTAGTTTTGAGATAAACGGAGATGTAAAGATCACTGGCTCAATCACAGCAGGTGGTAACGCAAGCTTTGGTGGTAGCGTACGTGATGGACGTGGCAGCCTAACAGATCATACCAATAACGGACTTGCGAGGGATTAGTGATGAAATATCTAATTGATATAGAAAACTCTATCAAAGACATACTCCTAACTCCACTTGGCTCAAGGGTGATGCTACCTGAGTATGGCAGCAGAATTTATGAGCTAATAGATCGCAAGGTAGATGATGAATTTCGTGCTGATCTGGCGTGTTTTGTGATAGAGGCGGTCGAGAAATGGGAAAAGAGAGTAAAGATCGATGAAGTTCGTCTTATAGGTCTAAAAGATCATAAGCTTAGCTTTAAAGTAGTGCTTATGAGTGGTGATGAAATAGAGGTAAGAGCATGAATTTAAAAAAACTTCCATATCCAAACGTTATTGAAGTGCTTAAATATGATGAAATTTTAAATAATGTTAAAAACCTTTTTAAAGAGCATTTAACTGATAATGAAATTTCACTGCTTGAAAGCGACAACTACTCGGCTTTACTTGAAACATTGGCTTATAGAGAGTTACTCTTGCGAGCCAGGATAAATGATAGCGTTAAGGCTATGTTGCTGCCATTTTCTACTGGAGATGACCTTGATAACATAGTAGCGATCTATGGTATAGAGAGACTAAAAGGAGAGAAGCCAACCGCGCAGAGTGAATTTACACTCTCTATGCCAAGAAGCAGCGATACATATTTGCCAAAAGGGCTAATTTTACGCAGCGAAAATGGTGAAATAGCTAGCTTAAAAAGTGAAGTTGTAATAAGAGCAAATGAGCTAAAAGCTGTTGGAGTGATCATCTTAGATGAGTTTACAAAAACCAGCAAAGCAAAGTGCGAATATATCCAAACACCACTACCTTTCGTGCTAAAAGCAAAACAGCTAAGTGAGTTTGAAGGTGGAGCCGAGCTTGAGAGCGATGAGAGGCTAAGAGAGCGTGCAGTTTTAAGCCTAGAGCGTTTCTCAACTGCAGGCAGTGCTAAAGCATATACTTATCAAACACTAAGCGCAAATGCAAAGGTCATTGAGTGCAGCGTGCTAAATGGCGGTGCTGGAGTGGTGCAAATTTATCTAAAAACTACTGACATGAGCGAAGAGACTAGAGCTGATGTGGAGAGCTTTTTAAGTGCCCAAAAGGTGCGGCCACTAACCGATAATCTAAGCGTGTTAAATGCTACAAAGATAGATGTAAAGGTAGTAGCTACCCTTGAGCTAACAGATATGCTCTTTCAAGACGAAATTGCTAAAGCTATATCAGCTCTGCCAACTACTCTTAGCCTTGGAGAGGATCTAAATTTAAGCTACATCTATAAAAACCTGCATCAAAACGGCGTTTATAGAGTAAGTCTTAAAGAACCGCTTAATGATAAAAAGATAAGCGTAAAAGAATTTGTAAATTTAAGCTATGAGATAAGCTACAAAAAGGCTGAATTATGAGCTTGCTGCCTAATCACAAAAGCAAATTTGATAAGAAATTTGATGAGCTTTTTGGTATAAGGTTTGAGGATCTAGACATTGGTGTCATAAATACTCTTGCAAGCAAAGCTCCAAAAAATTTACTGCCAGTACTTGCAGCTAGCTTTGAAGTAGATATTGATGGACTAAACGAGGATGAAGCCAGAGAGCTCATAAAAAACGCTTTTGAGATACATTACTACTCAGGCACTTTTTATAGTCTAAATAAAGCATTAAGCGCACTTTATGCAGATGCTAAGGTGAAAGAGTGGTTTGATTATGCAGGACTACCTTATCACTTTAAACTAGAGCTTGATGCAAGTAAAAATGGAGTAAGCCCGCAAACACTAAAGAGATCTGATGAGATCATAAACACCTACAAAAACGTGCGTAGCGTATATGATGGAGCAAGCATAAAAGCCACTACTAGCATAAATATAAAAGCCTACTCTTACACATTTAGCGGTGAAAACATAAGCGTAGATCCTTACGTAGTCTCAAATATAAGCCAAAGAGCAAGCTTTAAAGTAGGAGCTACTACACAAATAAACGAGATCATAAGCATAGCAATCGATGCAACAAGAGTTTTAACAAGATAAAGGACGGATAAATGAAGCAATACACACTTTTAACAGCTAGTGGCATAAATAAACTTTTAAAAACTGCTAGCGATGGATCAAAGATCGCATTAAAAGAGATAGTAGTAAGCGACTACGATGGAGAACTAAGCGAGCAGACGACATCAATACCAAATGAGAAGTATAGGGGTGCAATAAACGCCATAACTATAGACGAAAACGACAACAATATCCTAGACGTCGATGCCATCATACCACCTGAAGTTGGCGGATTTTATATAAAAACGGCTGGCATATACTGCGATGATGGCTCACTCTTTGCAGTTGCAAGGCTGGCGGACACTTATAAGCCACTTTTAAACGAGGGGTCAAGTAAAGACATCACATTAAATTTTAAACTTCAAATCGCAAACGCGAGTGAGAGCATCATTTTAAAGGTTGATAACAATATAGTGCTAGCAACTAGAAAATGGTGCGAAAAGATGTTTCTTAAGATAAAAGACAAGATCGACGCATACACAAAAGCAGAGAGCGACGATAAATTTGCACTAAAAACGGAGCTACAAAAGGCTATACCAGTTGGAAGCTATCTTTTATATAGTTCAAACACAAATATCCCAAGTGGCTTTTTACGATGCGATGGATCAGCCCTTGATAAGACAGCATACGCCGCACTTTTTGCAGTGATAGGCTACACATACGGACGAAGTGGCGATAAATTCTTACTACCAAACTTTAGTGACGGCAAGTTTATGAGGTCAATAGGTGGCAAGGCTGCGACACTTGGCACTGCTCAACAAGATGAGTTTAAATCACACAAGCACTACCAATATTCAGGAGGCAATGTAATGTATTCAGATAATCAGCTTGTCAACCCAACAGCAAACTGGCTACAAAATCTTGATATATCTTGCAAAGGTTGGACTTCAGAAGTTGGTGGCAACGAAACACGCCCATATAATATGGCCGTAGTTGTATTGATTAAATATTAGGAGCAATAATGAAAATTTATATCTATGACACACAAACAAATGAATATTTATACGAGGCAGAAGCACAAATAGACCCTCTAGCAAGCAGCAAGGGTGAGACGATCTATCTAATGCCACCAAACGCAACACAAACAGTACCAAAAGAGCCAAAAACTGGCTTTGTAAATATTTTTACGGCTGGCAAGTGGGAGCAGATTAGAGACGAGCGAGGCGAAATTTATTACGACGATGACAACAACGCTGTAACAATAACCAAGCTAGGACAAGAGATAGGGCTAAATAAAGAGCCAAAGATAGATGAAAAAGCTAAGGCTTTAGCACAGCTCGAAGCGGATATAAAAGAATGTGAGGATGATATAAAGCACGCTCTAATCATCGGCAACACTGCCGTGCTAGAGAGCTTGCGAAATGAGTATAAAGAATTAATAATTCAAAGAGAGGGCTGAAATGAGCTATTTTTTAATCTGCGTTTTGTCGTTAATTTTAGGCGTGCTACTTTGCCCTATCGTGATCTTTTTACGTGCTAGAAAGTGCGACCAGTGGGACAATAGCAATATGACAAACATTTTACGAGTGTTTAGTCACTTGGCAACACATCCTGATGACTTTGCAAAAATGCAATACGAAGATGGACAAAAGCCGTTTTGGTATTTGAGCGGTGACGAATTTACGGACATAGTCCAAACAAGACCAAATAAAAAGGATGAAAAATGAGAGTAAGAATAAAAAGATGCGAAGTGTGTGCAAGCAAGCTAGACAAAGATGGCAAATGCACTTGGAGCGAGTGTCCTAAGTGCCCAGAATACAAACAGAGCGAAACAAAAGAGAATGAGAAGCCAAGTAAGAAGTCAAAAAAGGAGAATGATGCTAAAGAGTAAAGAGATATTGCAGCTTATAACGATCATTTCAGTGGAACTTGTGCTTGAGTTGCTTGCATTTGTGGTCGTGCCAGTTGCATTACTATTTTGCAAAAAAGATGACGAGCATTTGCCAAAGATATTTAGGTGGTTTGAAGATGCAAACGATTATTACAATGGTAAGTGTGCTGCTATAAACGGAGATAGTGGCTGGAGAGAGAAGCACTATCCTGAGCCAACTAATAGAACATATAAAGCAAGACTTCTTTGGCTCTTGCGCAATAAGATAGGACGTTTTTCAAGTGAAATTTTAGGCGTAAAAGTAGATGAAGTAAATCCATATAGCATAGAAACTTTAGGCGACCCCTATATTGCCAGTAATGGTGGCAAAGATAGTGGCTTTTGTAAGGTTACATGTGTCTTAAAAAATGGCAAGAAGCGTTTTGGGTTTTTTAGGGTCGTGCGCTATGGGAAATTTTATTGCAGGATATATTTAGGGTGGAAGCTTATGGATATAGCAGGGGCAAATGCCTTAAATTTTAAGGAGTTCACCCAAGGAGATGACAAGAAATATTTAAAAACGGTGTGGTGTATAAACCCATTTAAGAGAGTAAATCAAAAAGGAGAATAAAAATGGCAGCAAAATTTGGTGTAAACGTAACCGTCTCAGCTGAGGCGGCAAGACCAATAGCAGTAGAAAGTACTACGCCTATTGGTATAGCAGGGTATGAAGAGGTGCTAGAAAATGGCCTACATTTTTATATGACAACAGCAAAGGCACTTGAAGCTCTTGAAGCAAAATACAAAGCTAAAAAGGATGCGAGCCAAGCTTTTAAAAAAGGCTCTATTTATAGGGCTTTAAAAGGTATTGAAGATCAAGCTGTAAATACTCAAATAATTTTAAGTGTATTTACAAAAGATGACGATGAGGACACAAACGATGAGATCACGGAGTGCAAAAGTGCCGTCACAGCGTTTGCTAAAGCTAAATCACGCTTTGGTTATAGCCCAAATTTAATAATCGCACCTGGCTTTAGCCATGAAGATGCTATCAAGGGTGAGATAGAAAAGATGGCAACTAGGCTAAAAGCAACCGGCATTGTAGATCTAAAAGCGGATGACGCAGCAGCAGCCATTGTTAAAATGGGCGATTTTGGTACAAATAGACTAGTTGCCGCTTATCCAAATGTCAAGGTTTGGGATGATGAAACGAACGCTTATGTTTATGAGGGGCAAAGTGCGAGAATAGCCGGCATGATAGCTCATACAGATGGCGCAAGCGAGTTTGGATACTCAGATAGCTATTCAAACAGAGTTATGATAGGAGTGTCAGGCACTCAAATAGACGTGGATTTTGAGCTTGGGGAAACTTGCACGGCTGATGAGCTTAGAGCTGCAAAAATTTCTACTATCATTAGAGAGAGTGGCTTTAGGGCTTGGGGTGGCGAAACGAGTGATCAAGATACTATTTGGCAAGATCTAGCACGCGTTAGGATATTTGACCGAATATCACAAGCTTGCCAAAAGGGAGTGCTGTTTGCGATCGATAGAAAAGCTAGTGAGCTTTATCATGCAAAAAGATCAGTTAGCGAGCTCCTTCGTCAGCTAGTTGGAGCAAAGGTACTTCTTGGATATGAGCTTAGCTGGAGTGCAAAAAACACCGACGCAACTATCACGGCTGGTAAATTTTACCTTGATGTCAGAATGCAAAACAATCCGATCGTTAAGCAGCTTACACTTGATTTTATCTACGTGGATAAATACGGCAGCGTTTTGATGGATGAGTTAAATAAATAAAGGAGATAAACAATGAAAAGACAAATTCCTCAAGTAATCCAAGAAGGTAACGTTTATATAGATGGCATCGGCTATCTTGGTGTAACAAAAAAGCTAAAGCTTCCCACAATAGAGTTTGAAATGATAGAGAGCAAAGGGGCTCTTAGTACAAATTACACAACTGGCATGCTAAAGGCAACAGAGGTTGAATTTACAGTTAGTGTGCTGGATAAAAACATGTGGGTAAATTTAGGACTAAACAGCTTTACCAACCGCATTCCGTGGCTTTTTAAAGCTAGCATTTTCCAAAGTGGCAAAAGTAAAACCGTGCCTTTTAGTGCAGCTTTTACCGGAGATATTATCAGTTATGAAGTATCTGAGTTTGAAAGCGGAAAAGAGCTAGAAGTTACTATTAAGCTATCAGCTCATTTTGTGGATATCAACGTGGATGGTGTGCCAATGGTGTTAAAAGATAGTGAAAATATGATATGCGTTATAGGCGGAGTTGATTATATGGCAGGGGTTCGCTCAAATTTAGGAGAGTGATTTTTTATACTAAGCCTGCTTGTTTTACTTTGATATGTAGCCAAGCAGGCAAAAACAACAAAAGGATACAAGAATGAAAGAGATAAAGATAAAAGATGAAATTTGGCAAATGCACGCACCAAAAGTAAGAACCATTAAGATGGCGGATGAAAATGGTGGTAGCGATATGGCAAAGACTATCTATATGATAGCTGCACTTTGCAATAAGACACAAGATGAAGTTGAAAATTTGGAGTTTAAAGAATTTATGTCTTTACAAAAGGCGTTAAATGATTTTTTAGATGTAAGGGCGGAGTAAATAACGAAAATATCGCCCTTATAGCTCATGTTTTAGGCTATGGATATAGCGAGATAATAAATCTTAGTTTGAGTGATTTTAGTGAGTTTTTAGAAATTTCAGTAAAGATCTTAAAGGCTAAGAACGAGTTATAACTTCTTTGGTTTTACCTAATGCTAAGCCAGCGGTGCCAATAAGGCTGCCAAGTATCCCTAAGCCAAAAACTAAGGCAATAAACGTTTCAAAAAAGCCACTTGGTGAAACGAAGAAGAATAAAACGATAAAAATAGGAATGATTAAAGCCATTTTAAATCCTTTTTAAAAGGGATTATATCGTATTTTAAAGGAAAGATATGGATAACGCACAAGTTGGTATTAGTATTGGTCTAGCAGTAAAAGGGCTAAGTAAAATATCAGAGCTAAAAAAAGGGTTTGATGGTTTAAAAGGCAAGATAGCAGAAGCAAAAAAAGCCATAACATCTTTAGACAACACTAGGTTATCAAATCTATCTAGCCAAATAAGAGAGAGCCAAAAAGCACTTTTAGGCGAGCTTACGACAAATTTTAGCAATCTTACAAACTCAGTAGCCATAGGAGTGCCAATAAAACTTGCCATTGATGATGAGGCTGCTTTTGCGAATGTAAAAAAGTACGTTGATGATAGCGATGAGAACCTAGCTAAGCTAAAAAATGAGATGAGAGGGCTAAGCTCACAGCTTGGAGAGAGCTTTAGTAATATAGCTGACATTGCAGCTGGCGGCGGTAAGATAAATTTAGCCGGTGAGGAGCTAGTAACTTACACAAAGATGCTTGCAACCGGCTCAGTTGCATTTGAAATGAGCTCTGAAGCCTTATCAAAGGCGGCCAATAATATGAAAGTTGGCTTTAAGATGAACGATATAAAGGAACTTAATAGCTTTTTTGATAGCGTAAATTTGCTCGACAATAAGGTTACTAATGCAAATGCTTCTGATATATTTGAGGCTACTTCGCTAACAGCTGCAAATGCTAGCTTGATAGGCCTAGATAGTAAAAGTGCTAGTGCCATAAGTGCTACAATGCTAAGCACTGGCAAAGCTAGCTCTGTTGTAGGCACTAGCTTAAATGCTCTTTACTCCACACTCTCAATGGCCGACAAAAAGGGTAAAAATTTTCAAGAAGCGCTAGCGAGCATAGGAATGGATGCAACATATCTAAAAACAGCCCTACAAAAAGATGCCGCTGGAGCTATAACTACATTTTTAGAAGCGATCTCTAGAGCTGATAAAGATAAGCAAGCAGGGCTACTTTATGATCTAGTTGGTGGAAATTTTAACGATGAGATAGCAGGGCTTGTAACAAATATCGATGCCCTTAAAGCAAATATCAAAATGGCACACTCAGATGAAGCCATTGACTCTATGAAGCGTGAGCTACAAACGAAGCTAAACACTACAAAAAGTGGTATCGAAAGGGTTACACAAGCATGGAGAAATCTAGGTTCAAGCCTTGGAGAAACCTTTTTACCACTTACAAATTTATTAGCTTCTATCTTAAGTAAGGTAGCTGGAGTGTTAAGCTCGCTAAATGAAAAATTTCCAAGACTAAGTGCCATAGTTGTTAGCGCTGCAGCTGGCCTTATGATCTTTAAACCGGTGTTGCTTCTTAGCAAGATAGCACTTTTAGGAGTAGCAGATGGACTTTTGGGCGTTATAAGGGTAGTGAAATTTTTAAATCCTATGCTCTTAATAGCAAAACTCAGATGGTTGGCTCATGCTGCAAGTATTGCAAGTGCTACGCTAGCTGCCAAAGCCCATGCATTTAGCATTTGGCTAGTTGGCGCAAGACTAAGGGCAACTCTAGCTATCACTACTGCTTATAGTGCTGCCTCAAAGGCCTTTGCAGCAGCATGTGCCTTAATGCGTAGTGGTTTAGTGGCAGCAACTCTAGCTATAAGGACTATGAAATTTGCTCTTGTTAGCACAGGCATTGGTGCCATAGTAGTAGCTCTTGGCACAGCAGCGGCCTATCTTATGGAAAATTGGGAAAAAGTAAAGGCATTTTTTCTTGAGATATGGGAGAGTGTAAAGCCATATTGGGAGAGCACGACAAAGTTTTTTAGTGATCTTTGGCAAGGAGTGAGCGACTTTTTAAGCGCTATTTTTGAGCCAGTTATCAAGATATGGGATGAACTTTTTGGTGGCTTTTTTGACTGGATAGCTGAGAAATTTGGCTGGATAAATGACATGGTCGGCGAAGCCATTAAGGGGCTAAGTAGTGCTTGGAGCAAGACAAAAGAATTCTTTGGCTTTGGAGACGATGAGCAAGCAAGCAGTGAGCTAAAACCAAAAGATGATAGCGGTGGCTTTTTTAACTCTATCTTTGGCTCAGATAGCGATACTCATGCAAAAGAGGCTCCAGCTCTAGTGGCAGCTAGCACAGGTGGTGGTGCTATCAACATTAGTTTTAATGGTGATTTTTTACTTAACTCAGATAATGGCAAATTTGACCTAGAGAGTTTTAAGGCTCAAATAGTAAAAGGCGTTAAAGACGCACTAAGACGTGATGAGTTTAACCGTAAAAACACGGATGTAAGGGGATAATATGGTACTAAATCTTGGTGGGTTTAAATTTAGATGGGAACAAACTAATAGTATTGACACTCAAACAGACTTTGGCATAAGCGAGCAAGAGCGGATACAAAACTATCCAGCCTTATTTAGTGCAAATTTAGGGAGCAGCGCACTTAATATAGAGGGACAAACACTACCATATCACGGCGACAAACAAGGCGCATTAAAACCACTTTATGCCTTAGCCGCCTTACGTCAAAGCTTACCGCTTACAAATGGAAATGGTAAGTATTTTGGGCGTTTCGTTATAGTAAAAATCAGTGAAAAACAAGCGATTTTCACTCCAAATGGAGCATTTTTTACACAAAGTTTTAGTTTGGAGCTAAAAAGGGATTATGATGGATAAAATTTACATAGCTAAAGACGGTGATAGGCTTGATACTATCACCTACAACCACTACGGACATCTAAGGTTTTTTGAGCAAATCTTAACTATAAACCCAAAGCTTAACACAACACTTCACGCAGGCGATAAGGTGTTTTTGCCAGAAATTAAAGAAGTAGCGAAAGAGCAGGCAAAACTATGGTGAGAAAACCGGCTTTCAAGCTAGAAGCTAGCGGCAAAGATATAACAAACATCATCAGACAAAACCTAATAAGTCTAAGCTTTACCGATAAAGAGGGCAATGAAAGCGACGAAATCAGCTTTGCCCTATTTGGCATATATGCAAAGCTAGTATTTGGAGATAAGCTTAAACTTTGGTTGGGATATGAAAATGGGCTCTATCTTTGTGGTACTTTTAGCGTGCAAACAACTAGCGCAGACTACAAAGCAAATACAACAGAGGTTAGAGCGACTGCTGTAAATTTTGCAAGCCCTGCAAAAGAGAAAAGACGTGTGAGCTGGGAAAATACAACGCTTTTTGGTATAGCTAAAAAGATAGCTAGTGCCAATGCACTATCTTTAAAAACAAGCGGTAGCGACCAAAACATAGCTTCTGTTATCCAGGATAATGTAAGCGACATAGAGTTCTTATATGATCTATGCGTCAAATTTGGCTTTTTAATGGCTGTTAAAAATGATAATATCATCATAACAGCCAAAGATGCTAAGGGCGATGCTAGCCAAACCTCAAATACTTCAAAAAACGAGAATTTGCCCACTTTTATACTAAATTTAACTGATCTTTACTCGCTAGAGATCACTGAAGCTAATAGAAACTCTTATACGGCAGTAATAGTAGAGTGGCAAGATATTGAAGCTGGTAAGGTAAAAAGCATTAAGGTGGGAAGTGGGGAACAGGTATATAAGATGCAGATAGCTCAGCCAAAGAGTGATAATGAGGCCTTTAAACAAGCAGAAGCTAAACTTAACGAGTTACAACGCGGCGGAATAAATGGCAGATGTAGCTGCGAAGGGAAAAACATCATAGCAGGCGGCAAGCTTAAATTTGGTGGAGTTCCTGGGCTAGAAGCAAATGAGTTTAGCATAAAAGAAGTAAGCCATAAGCTTAGCACGAGTGGGTATGAAATAGACATAGAGTTTGAGGGGTAAAATTTTAGTTATTTTAATATGTTTTAAAAGGGTGTTAAAAGCTATTTAAAAATATATTTTTTACATTTAAAATGATAGTGAAGCAAATTTTATCCTTGTCCCGCTCTCATTTTAAATGCAAGATACTCTCATTTTAAATGCGCGCGGATAATTTTTACGCTCTAAAATATCGCTTAAATTTGGTAAATCTTTTTCATACTCTAGCCATTTTTTATTTTCCATATCCCAGGCAAAATTATATTCAGCGTCCCACCAAAACTTTTTAGCAAAAGTGCTATTTCTTTCATAGTTTTTTAAAAGTATCGTAGGATCAATATCTCTTACATAAGGTTCAAAAGCTCCTATATATTTTACCTCTCTTGTATCATTACCATATCCGTTATACATTTTAAAATTATCGGTTATGCGTGCCATTATCTCATAAAATGAAATCCATTGATATTTTTTACCGACTCTTTCTATCGTATGCTTATATCTATTTAAATCATATTTTGTTCTATCTTTTATATTATTTTCTGCTTCATTAAAATATTCTCCATCATAGCCATACTTTTCAAAGATATCTTTTATAGCATAATTACTTATAAGTCCTGCACTGTCTTTGCATTCAAAATCATACAAAGCACTTTCAAAAACATATCTTCCAAAATCGCCATACATATATCCGTTGATACCTTTTTCAGTTGCCATCGATGATATTATCCTACTTTGATGATAATTTTTATCCCTATCCTCATATTTCTTAATCTCTTCATTTGATGGCAGTTCTTTTAATGACGGAAAATAGCTTTTATATGGCGGATATACTTTATCAATACTAATATCCAAATTTATGCCCTTTTTTATTATAAAATCAATAGAATTTCTAGCATAATCTCTTAATAATATATGTGGATATACTTCATCTTTATTGAAAATTTGATTATAAATATACTCTCCAAGCTCTTTAAAACACCTAGTTTCAGTTGTTTTTACTAAAGCACCATAAGTCGCAGCAAACAATCTTTCACTTATATAAGGCTCATTGATCTTTTGAAATTTTTGTAGTAATTTTAAAGTCAAATTTGTTCTATCAATCAAAACACAAATCAAGGCTTTTGTTGCACAGTCTCTTAGTCTTCTATTTGATGTGCAAAAGAGCCAAGCAATAGCTATAGCTGCTAAAAAAATGGACTCATCATCTATATAACTTTTATCTTTACTAGACCAACACCAATCTATCAGTCTAACTATAGGATTCATATCTGTATCAAGATAAATTTTATTTAGTATGGTTATAAAAAATGAATCTCTTTCTTTCATGCTAAATTTAGATAGATACGCAAACATAAACTCAGCATTAAAAGGATGATTTGGCATCGTAGCACATGAGTACAGCATATAAAAAATATCAGCATTAAAATTTTCATGAGAAATATTTTTTCGCACTCGTTCTACTGTGCTTCGCGGTATAGAAGCGCTTCTGTAAGGCAAACTTTTTAAAAAACAATCAACCACTATTTTATATGGTTTTAATAATTCACATATCTCAGTGCCATTAAATTTCTCCGGTATCTGTACACTAAGTGCTTCAATTAAGCCTGTATAGTACGAAAAACCATCAGTCTTTAGATAAGGCAATACATATTGTGTAAAGGTTTGCTTTAAATTATTTTTATCTAATTTTTCTATAAGATATTTAGCTATGAAATAATCACTTAATTTTTCATATGTAAAATAAACATACTCTTTATTGCCAATAATATTTTTAGAAAGAAGCCCTTCGCTTACCAGTTCGTTTAAAAAATTACCATCAATGCCAAATTTTTGTAGCGTTCCATTAATAGCAATGAATCCACTCTCATAATCAATCAAGCTACTTCTTGTATCAATTACTAGAACAACCATAGCATCGATAGCTTTTTGTATAAACCCTAAACTTTTGCAATTTGGATATTTTAGTATAAGAGTGTTTTGTATATGATCTATATATGACTGGACTATCTGTGAAAAATTTATATGCGACATAAAATTATATTTTTGTGAAAATCCTTCGCAAAATAGTTTTAAAAATAGCGGATTTGAAAATTCAGGATTAAGTAAAGGCGTTCTTGGTGCCGGTATATTATAATAGTCAAAAAATACATCCACAGCATTATCATTTGCAGCGCTAAAACCGTTATGAAATATTTTAGAAATAGATAACTCGCGAGGCAATATATGTTCAATATATGAGCTTCTTATGCTAAAGGCTACACCAAGCCACTCATGTCTTTTAATATCCTCAACAAAACTTATAATAAAATTTCTCCAAAAATCTTTGCCAGCACCTTCGTTTATTGCATCTATAAAAATAATAATTTTGTGAGAATTTGCCTGCGCCTTTGAGTTGAGCGCTCCAAGAAATTCATATTTATTAAATTTTGCAAAACCAAGCAAATTTAAAATTTGCGCCCATGGATCTTTAATCTCTATAAGATGCTGACCTAAAATAAGTATGGATTGTTGGTTATTTTTGGCTCTTTGTTTAATTATGTCCGCAAACAGATGCGATTTGCCAACTCCTGCATCACCGCATAATATCAAACAACGATCTTTAGTAATTTGTAATATTTTTTTATTTTCTCTAATAAAATTGTAAAAATCATATATGTTATCTTGGAATTTATCTTCATTGGATTCTTCGCCAGATGAAATTATTGAAACCAAATCATTTTTAAATATAATTTTTTGAATACCATCAAGAAGTCTTTCAAATTTATCATAGTCAAAATTGGCAAAATTCAAATTTGATACAAATTGTTTAATCAAATTAACTTCATTTTTTAATTCACTTCGAACGCTTGTAAGTAAAATGAAATCTTTACAAAATTTATTATAAATTTCAAAGAATTTGCTTCTTATTTTTGCTAAATACTGTGAGTTCTCATCAAAAATTTTAAAATATTTATAAATTTCAAGCTCAATACTAATTTGCGGTGAATACCTAGCTCCCAAGCTCTTTATGGCATTATCATTTTGTATATTAAACCAATTATTAGATAAGTCAATATCTCCAAAAAAACACTTAACTAATCCCGTGTTTTTTTCATCTTTAAGCATTTTAATTAATTCATGGCTTCCCCAATAAACAATATCTATCTCTTTAGAATAATCGCTCTTAGCCTTATCTTGCCATTTTTTGACCCATTTTTCCCATTTATCTTTAAATGATTCCTTATTATCCACTCTAGGATCAGCTCTATCAATAGGAATAGCCACATAATATGATTTTAAATTTGGGTGCTTTTCGAGTGCCGTTTTTATAGAGCTATCAAGTTGATTCCATTGAGTTTGTTGTGGCGTTGATAAAAAATACTTCGCCTGAAATCCAATCTCATCACCATTTTCTTTTATTATATAACACTCGACTCCAGCGTCAGGATTACCTACTTTGATAAATTTACCATCTTTAGAAAATTCTAAACTTGCTAGCTGACAAACAAGCTCTTCAAAGGCATTATTTTGCGAGCCATTTAAACTTATAATATTATTCCAATTCATAATATAACACTTGTATTTATTTTAGAAATTTTTATCATTTTTACAAAAAACAATCCAACTTTTTCTTTTGCCTCCTCTATTGCAAGGCAAGTTACTATCTTGATAAGCAACATTTCCAGCTTATCAATTAAGACTTTTTGCGTAGTGCACTAACACTACGCTATCTTTTTCGCCTTTTATTATGACTTTAAAAAAAATAGCCTTTGATTTTTGTAGTTAGTGGCACGCAAATAAGCAAGATTGTTCTTTCATTTTATAATATGCTTTAACACTAACAATAGAACGTCTTCTAGCCTATTCGTACTCTGTTTAAAAGGCTAAAGTCTATCCATATTGTATCGCCTATATCTGACAAATAGCTTATATCTATTCTTTGCAATCTATGCTACTTACATTATCTTTGCTATACAAATTTCTGCAGTAATATCTTCTATTAACTTAATTAGTTTTTTATCTTTTATCCATTGCAGGCTCTTCGATTTTTCGTTTTTCTGCTTTTATATTTGATTAACGTAACTTATCCTAAGCTCGCGAAAAATATTATTTAGTATTCTGAGCTCTACACTATTGTATCGCTTGCTTAATATTACCCGTATACAATATCCTTAAATTTTATTAACTATAAAATATATAACTTAAAATATATAAATCTAAAAGCACAAAACATACAAATTTAAAATCTGTGTGCCGAAACAAAACACGCAGATCTTTAACTTTTAAATGGGTACCATATTGGGTGCCATCTATTTAGACATTTTTAGCAATTATAATAAACTTATATAAAACTTAGAAAAGCGTATTTTAGGGCTTTGTAAATCAAAATAAATCTTAAGAAATGCTTAGTAGTTCGATTCTGCCTCTAACCACCATTTAAACTTTCCTTAAACATCAATCCTTTTTCTCTTAGTTCTATTAAATTTTGTATTTACAAGACTTCTAGGTTATTTATAAAATTTAAATAAATTTTTGTTATTAATAAATTTAAAATATAACAATGCTATTTTTATTTTATATATTCTAAGACAAATAAAATCTTCAAGATCAAATAAAAAATTTGCAAGAGATAATCTTATAAATTTTATCCTAAATAAGCCTTATTAATCAAAATGTTATATTTGTATCAAATCATCCTTAAAATATAAGTTTAATCTAAATCCATAAGAGATATAATCTTGATTAAATTT